ATTATCTGAAATTGATATTGAGAAAGAATTGCTTGCACATAGAGACTTAACTGTATACAATCAAAAGAAATCTAGATACGATGCGTATAATGCAGTTGTTGCTAGACATACTGCTTGGATTCAGAAAAGAGATAATGAGGTTCTTGGTTATCAAAAAACATATGACCAGTTAAGTCATATTGATATCGATGTTGAGTTACAAGCACACAAAGACAAAGCTACTAGAATTGTACAGTTGAAGGCTAAAGCGGATAGAGACAAGGATCTGTCTCGTCTTAAAACAGACACATCTAGTCAAGAAAAATTAATCAAAAAACTAACAAGTGAGATCGCTACATTAGAAGATCATAAGTGTTATGCTTGTGGGCAAGATTTCCATGATGAACAACATGCTACTGTTTTATCAGATAAGCAGGCTATGCTAACAGATGCACAAAATACATTAGATAGCAAAGTTAATGAACAAACTATATTATTAGCTAATGATATTGTTGTTATTGAACCCGAACCAGTTACATTTTACAAAACTGAGGCTGAGGCAATCACACATAGTAATCATTTAGACACTATCTTATTGAATATTAAAAACAAACAAGAGGAAGAAAGCCCATTTGCAGATCAGATACTTGACAAAGCTGAAGATCCTGGACAGATGCCTAAAACAATTTATGATACTGAGACAGAGGCAATTAAGCATAGTTCCAAGTTAATCAACTTATTAGAACAAATTGCTAAGAAGTATGAAGAGGTTAGTCCTTACCTTGAACAAATTCAAGAGATGGAGAATCAAGCTATACAAAAAGTTGACTTTGAAAAAATCAACGAACTCAATCGTGTTATGGAACATCAAAAGTTCTTACTAGATATTTTAACTAACAAAGATAGCTTTGTTCGTAAAAAGATTGTAGACCAGAATCTAAGCTATCTTAACAGTAGATTGACACATTACTTAGACAAGATTGGTTTACCGCATCAAGTTATATTTAAAAACGATATGACTGTTGAGATTACTGAGTTGGGTCGTGAACTTGATTTTGGTAATCTAAGTAGAGGTGAAGCAAATAGATTGATTCTAGGTTTGAGTTTTGCTTTCAGAGATGTTTGGGAAAATCTATATCAACCGATCAACACACTATTCATTGACGAGTTAATAGATAGTGGTCTTGACACAATGGGTGTTGAAAACTCTGTTGCTATTCTCAAAGACATGAGCCGTCGTAGAAATAAAAGCATTTGGTTAGTCAGTCACAGAGAAGAACTAGCAGGGCGTGTTCCAAATATTCTTAAAGTTGTCAAAGAAGGTGGCTTTACTTCATACTCAAGCGCAGTTGACGTACAATAATTTTTTGGAATTGAAATAATTAGATAAGTAGTAACATGACAAGCCCACAGAAAGCAAAAGGATCAGGATTTGAAAGAGAAGTAGCTAAGTTTCTTAGCGACTTGTACGGTGAAAGTTTCATCCGTGCTCCCGGTTCAGGTGCATATATTGGTGGTAAAAATCAAAGTAGAACACAAGTTTTACACGAGGGTCAGATTAGAAGTTTTAAGGGAGACATTGTTCCAGGACAAAGTTTCACTAAAATGAACATAGAATGCAAATTTTATGCTGACTTCCCTTTTCATTTGCTAATGTCCGGTGAATGTAAAGTTATAGATGCTTGGCTAGGACAATTGCTAGATGTAGAAGATCCAGGTGATTTGAATTTACTCATTATGAAATTCAATCGTATTGGTCGTTACATTGCAGTACAACCTAAGCTAACATGGATCGTAGATAACTACGTATTCTATGCTAGTGAGAAGTACGGAGACTGGCTCATTACAGATTTTTCTAGCTTTTTCAATAATAATGCAGAATTAGTAAAACAATATTCAGGCACATCAATAGACACAAAGTCAAACACAATAACCCTTAACACAGAACCCTTATAAAAATTAGTTGGCTGAGTTGTCAGTCCTCCTTGAGATTGTACAGATTGTGCTGTGCCGTCAGATTCTGGAGTATGCATGTTGGTAACAACATGGAACACCGAGAGGGCAATCTGCATAGGGAACCCTCGATGAGTCTATATCTTATTTTATCTTGCGGATATAGAACATGCGTTGCTGAATGAAATCCTAATTAAACGGACGTATATTCAACTACAGACCCAACAAACCTTACAGAGCAACCGGTGGCGAACGATGACAGAAAAAGTTGATTGTTCGGGGTATAGATGACAAAGGATGACGAGCATGGCATGTTTTTCCATTGGTAGTGCTAATTTAGCACTACCATGGCTTCAAAGCGGCATAGTATCCCTAAAGAATTAGTTTTGATTAATACTTATATAGAATAGATTACCGTAAAACTAAACAACGAACGAAGTGAGTTGTTTGATGAGCGATAGCTCATCACTAAAAGAAAAACCCGATGTGCATAAATGACTAACTATGGATTAGAAGAATGGAAGTTTTGTAGTCTTAGTTGTCTCTAAGTTCTCTTCAATTAACTTATTAACGTAATCTCTTTCGGCATTACCCATGTTTAATAGGTCATTATATGATATACCACCGCGCATATACCAAGCCATCTTTATTGCATTATTTTTGATGGTTTCGCACTCTTTCTCCAATTGATCGATGTATTGCTTAATCTCTTCGGAGCTTAAGAGAAGAAGCTTTAGTCGAAAAAATCAGATACGTTTATGTTAAAGGGTTGTTGATATTCATGGTTGCAATTCATACATGTAATATCAAATGGTTTCAATTCAGTACTTTTTCTCAATTCAATATTAGCATCTTTGATTGCATTGTATGTGTTTTTGTTACAATTGAGTAGAAATTCACGTATAAATTCTTTTTCTAATACCATTACAGATGGTGCTTTAATATACTCAATGGTTTCTACGATAATATCCATTGAAATAGAATTGATGTGTTTTAATAAATCAGTTGACTTTTGATTCTTTTCATCACCGTCTTCCATTTGGTTAATAGCCAACAATTGTCGTTGAATCTCAAATTGATCTTCACCTGCCAAATTCATCTGTTTATATGTTAAGGGTTTGAATTTGATTGCTAGGTCATCAATCATCAATGGTTGATTATAGTCACCGGGTTTGAAACTAGCTAATAATCCAGTTAAGTTAATATCATATTTGCTAGTTTCTTCACAAGCTGGGCATCTTGTTGATAATTCCATGGTACTACCATTGGTTGCAATTTTGATAGCAACTAATATTGGATCTAAATCGACATTTAGTACTTTCCATGGATCTTTGATATTTGGAACACAACTTTTGATAATTTCAGTAACAGCAATCCCATTGAACAATGCATCGGGAGTTCTAGTTGTGATTTCATCTATTGCAGTCATTGGGTAAATAGGTAATTCTTGGTTGTCAGGCATGTCAATTGTGTCAGGGCCATATGAACCTCCACCACTAGGGAGCTTCAAATATAAAGCAGGTCTACGAAAGTATTGTTTCAATGGGTTGTCTGTTGTCATGGTTATTCCTAAAAAATGGATTTTGTATTATACTAAATACAAAGATACCTCTTATTTATAGGTAAAAAATATGGCAGAAAATATAAACACCGAAGATACGCAACGAGCGTTAACTATGCTTGAAAGAGCAGCCATTGACGCCGCAAAAGCTAATGAGAAAAGTACCATTTCTGCCGGGCAACTTAAAAATGCTTTTGATGCATTTGGAAGACAATTAGGCTCTAATGTAGTTACTTTAGGCAAAACAGTTGCGTCTACCGGTGACGGAATGAGTAAGTTTGGTGGAGTTATTAATTCCACCGCAGAAAGTGTTGGTAATTTAGCTGAAATAATGCTTAAGGGATTTGGTCCCTTAGGATTTATTATAGGTGGTTTGGTTAAAGTAGTAGGAGCGTTGGGTGTAGCTTCTATGAAGCAAACAGATCAACTAATGTCATCTTATAGAAATCTGTCTGAATTAGGAGATTTAACTTCCGGTGGCTTAGATGAGTTGTCAAGCAATTTACATAGAGTTGGATTGGTTGCGGAAGAAGCCGGAAAGTTTGAAGAATCACTTAGAAAAGTAACACCAGAGTTATCTAATTTAGGTAGTGTTAGTACAGGTGTAGCAAAGTATGTAGATACAGTCAGTGGACTAATAGGGCCAAATAATAAGATTGAAATTGGTCTTGAGAACATTGGCTACACAACTGATGCTATACGTGATGGTACTGCTGATTATTTGGCTAAACAAGCTAGACAAGGTACCTTGCAAGGTAAATCTATTGAACAGTTACGTGATGAGTCAGAAAAGTATTTGTATTCATTGAGAGAGTTGAGTGAACTAACAGGTTTACAAAGAGACCAAGCTCAGAAATTAATTGATGAGCAAATGCGAGATTTTAGGTATAATCGGTACTTAAGTGAATTAGAAGCGTCAGGTAAACAAAAAGACGCTGAAAATACACGTGCATATATGGTTGCTTATCAAGCAACATTTGGTAAAGAAGCTGCGCAGGGGTTACAAGAAAAAATATATAATCATGGAGCTATAGTAGGTGAGTTGAGTGTAAGATCACACCAAGCAACAATGGGTAAAGATTATGAAGTATTTCAACAAGTTCAAAAAGGCAACATTGACGCTGCTCATGGTTTAAAACAGATTGCTGAAGCTAATCACACAGTAACACAACGATATAGCAAAACAATAGACATTGCCGGTGATTCAATGAAAGATGTCACCGGTGATATGGAAATGATGAACGGGGCTCAGGCTACCTTAACTAGATCATATGAAAAAATAAATGAAAAAGTAAAAGAGTCTTCAAAACGTGAAGATGAAGTTGCACAGAACAATAAAAATGACCAAATTCAACGTCAATTGCGTATAGCTGCTGATGAAGCGTTACGTGAAGTTGCTAAAATAACAACTGAAATTTTTACCAGATTGAATCAAGCTATGTTAAAATTTGGTAAAACATTAGCTAGTGTAGTGGATTGGATGAGTGGTTGGGTTCCTGGTATGACAAAAACTCATTTAGCAGATTCATTTAGAGATTTAGATGATAATGCCGCAGATTTGTTGCATGCTAAAAGGGAAGAATTAGCTCATTCTAGGGCACTAACACAAGCACAAAAAGACTTAGCTGATGTAACTGATGATAGTAAATTTAATATAGAAGATCAAGTAAAAGCACAAAAAAAATTAGTCGAATCATTAAAAGATACTAGTGAAAATGCAAAAACTGAAAGAGAAAAAGCAATTGCGCGCGGAAAATTAATAGGAGCTAATAATCGATTAGATCAATTAACTAATGAAGAAAAAGAAGGGAAAATGCATAGTAAAGTACATGGTAAGATTGATATTCCTACCATTATTAATATGCGAAAAGCTAGGATAGCTGAACTTGAGGCACAAGAAAAAGCAGATAAGGCTGCTATTGAAAGATTGAATGCCGAACATGCAAAAATGTCCGGTGAGGGTGGTATGGAGGAACCAACTACTACAATAGAAAAAGGTTCTATGGCAGGATTGAAAATTAAAAAGGGAGATGTTCAATCAGCAGGTGCAACAGTTGATCCAAAACTTATTGAGATAGCAAGACAGGTTCAGTCGAATGTTGCTGGCTTTAAAAATTTTACTGGATTTAACGATAACTATCATCAAGAAAAAGCACCGCAAAGTGCACACACAAAAGGTCGTGCATTTGACTTTACACTTGATCATAAACCTTCAATAGCAGAGGGTGATGCAATTGTAAGAGCATTAATTGGAATGGGAGCAAAAAGTGCATTGGATGAATACAATCATCCATCATCAAATGCAATCGGCTCAGGGCATATTCACGCAGAAATTTCTGGTAAGACACAAGGATTATTTAAAGGTCCCGATTCAGGATATCTATTACAAGCGCATGGTGAAGAGGCGTTATTGAATAAACAAGGGTTATCAAATCTTATAACCAAAACACAAATGCCAAATATGAATCCTGAGTCAAGTGATATATTCTCTGATATGTTAGATGCACTTATGTCTTTAAAAGACGAGATTACCGAATTAAAGAACATATCTAGAAATTCGTTGACTGTCAATGAAGACATTTTAACGTATACAAAAGCTTAATTGATAAATATATAACTATGGCATATAAAAAGCGTTTCACTGGCAACCACAATCTTACGGGTCAGTTAAGTCCGATATCTGGAAATAACAGCAATGCTGGCGCTTGGAACGCCGGAGGTGGACCTAGTGGCGCTGGAAAATCTAGCAACGACTATTATAATAATCAAGAGTTTGGCTATAAAAACTATCAAAGTCGCTTACCTGAAGTATACACAGGGCATCCAAATCGCATAGAACGCTATAATCAATATGAAATGATGGATGTAGATGCTGAAATTAATGCATGTTTAGACATTATTGCAGAGTTCAGTACACAGACAAATGAACAAAATAAGACACCTTTTGAGATAGTTTTTAACGAAGATCCTACTCCACACGAAGTAGAATTGGTTAAAAAACAATTACAACAATGGTGTAAACTCAATGAGTTTGATACTAGAGTATTCAAAATATTCCGTAATGCTATCAAATACGGAGATCAAGTATTCATTCGTGATCCAGAAAACTTCAAGTTATACTGGGTCGATATGACTAAAGTTACTAAGGTTATTGTTAATGAGAGTGAAGGTAAAAAGCCAGAACAGTATGTTGTCAAAGACATTAATCCAAACTTACAAAATTTAAGTATTGCTGAAAAAGTAAGCACAGACTTTGCAATGAGCCCTGCAACTGGATTTGGTGGCACCGGTGGTGGTGGTTCTGCTCAAGGATATACTGTTCCTAGTATGCCAAGTGGACAAGCAGGAAGTCGTTTTAGTTTAGCACTAAATGAAGCTGCCATTGATTCAAAACATATATTACATCTAAGTTTGACAGAAGGTTTAGACAGATATTGGCCTTTTGGTCAAAGTGTGTTAGAGAATATTTTTAAAGTATATAAGCAAAAAGAATTGCTTGAAGATGCTATTCTCATCTATCGTGTACAACGTGCTCCTGAGCGTAGAGTTTTTAAGATTGATGTAGGTAACATGCCAAGTCACATGGCTATGGCTTTTGTAGATAGAGTTAAAAATGAGATTCATCAAAGACGTATTCCAAGTGTACAAGGTGGTTCTAGTATTATGGATGCGACATATAATCCATTATCAATGAACGAAGATTATTTCTTTCCAGTCACCGCTGATGGTAGAGGTAGCGATGTTACAACATTGCCCGGTGGTGATAACTTAGGTCAAATTGATGATTTACGTTATTTTAACAATAGATTAGCACGTGGATTGCGTGTTCCAAGTAGCTATTTACCGCAAGGTCCTGAAGATAATCCTACCCCATTGAGTGATGGTCGTGTTGGTACTGCTATGATTCAAGAGTTTAGATTCAATCAATATTGCGAAAGATTGCAGAAGTATATCGGTCAAAAATTGAATGAAGAATTTAAATTGTTTATGCGTTGGAGAGGGTTAAACATTGATAGTTCATTGTTTGATATTAAATTCAATGCACCTCAAAATTTTGCAGCTTATCGTCAAAGTGAATTAGACTCTGCTAGAGTAAGTGTATTTCAAACTATGGAAGCATTTCCATATATTGCAAAACGTTTTGCAATGGAACGTTTCTTAGGATTGACACAAGAAGAAATTGAAAAGAATCAAAGCATGTGGTTTGAAGAACGTGAAGCTCCTGAAGATAGTGAAACATCAGGTAGTGATTTACGTAGTATTGGTATTAGTCCAGGTGATCTAGAAACAGATACAGAGACTGCCGATAGTTTGGATGATATGGGAAATGAAGAATTGGGACCAGATGGTATGCCACCAGCAGTAGCAGGTCCAGAAGCAATGCCAGCCGGAGCCGCAGGTGCACCAGCTGGAATGCCAAATATGTAATAAATAAGTATATGAAATTATTTGAAATGTTTGATGCTGCCATTGAAGGTTATCAGGATACTAGTTCTGATAACAGTAAACCTAAATGGAAAGAAAGCCGTAAAACAAAATTGACACTACGTCAAATCAGAAAGTTACGTAAAATGTTAGATGTTCGTAACTTTGAAAAAGCACAAAATCTAAAAAAATTGCGTAAACAATACACACCTGCAGCACCTGAACAACCAGGTCTATAATAGCAAAAATCTCTTATCTTTATAAAAAACGTTAAAAATACGTACTTAATGAGTAGTTTTATTAGCTATATGCTAAATATTTCTACACAAGCCATTCTATTCAGGAGACAAAATAATGGACAACAAAAAATTTGAAAAGTTAATTGATTTGATTATCAATGAAGACGAAGAACAAGCACGTGCTATGTTCCATGATATCGTGGTTGAGAAAAGCCGCGAAATCTATGAGAACCTAATGGCAGACGAAATGGACGAAGGTATGGGCGGTCAAGTTGGTGATTTATTAGATGAAATCGGCCACGAAGAAGAAGGCATGACCGAAGAAGAAGACGAATTTGCTGATATCGATGTAGATGATGACGGTATGGGCGATGAAGACAGTATGGAACTAGGTAGTGATGAAATGGATCACGAAGGTGGTGAAGAAAACCTAGAAGACCGTGTCGTTGACTTAGAAGACAAATTAGATGAACTCATGGCTGAATTCGAGCACCTAATGGGCGGAGAAGAAGGCGAAGAGCATGAAGAAGGTGACGAAGAAGAAGGCACTGGTGACGAAGATATGATGGAATCTGATGAAGAGGAAGAAGACTCTTTAGAAGAAAGTGAAGAAGATGATGAAGAGGAAGAAGATACTTTAGAAGAAGCAGTTCAACTAAAGAAAGTTTCTGTAACTCATGGTGACAATGGTCAAAATGCTAAAAGCGTTGTAAGCAGTGGTCCAAAAGTACCAGGCAACGGTGCTAAGGCTATTCACACAAATGATGGTAACACAGCAGGTGGTACAGTAAAAGCTCCAGCAACGATTCCAGGTAAGTACAAAAATGCTCCAGGATCAACTTTCTCTGAAAAGGGTGAGGCTGCACCAAAACCAAAACACGGTGATGACGGACAAAATAAGAAATCAGTAATTGAATCTAAAAAGTTTGTTAAGAAGCCAGTAGCTAAAACTACTACTAAGAAAATTGTTAAGTAAGGTAACCTGAGATAATGGCTTTGTATCTCAAAGAGAATCTCACTTTCGACCGCGCACAAATGGTAGTCGAGAGTGAAGGTGAAGGTAGTAAGAAGAGTCTTTACATGAAAGGCATCTTCATTCAGGGCGGGGTTAAAAACGCAAACGAGCGTGTTTACCCTGTGTCTGAAATAGAACTTGCCGTCAATACTCTAAACGAACAAATCACAAATGGTTATTCTGTACTAGGTGAAGTAGATCACCCAGATGATTTAAAAATCAATTTGGATCGTGTATCACATATGATTACTAGTATGTGGATGGATGGTGCAAATGGATTCGGAAAATTAAAAATATTACCAACTCCAATGGGACAACTAGTTTCAACTATGTTAGATAGCGGAGTGAAGTTAGGCGTAAGTTCTAGAGGTAGCGGTAACGTTGACGACGGAACAGGTAAGGTTAGTGACTTTGAAATAGTCACTGTGGATATTGTCGCACAGCCAAGTGCACCTAATGCATACCCCAAAGCAATTTATGAAGGCATGATGAATATGCGTCATGGTCATAAAATGCTGGATATTGCAAAAGATGCGCAGAACGACAGTAAAGTACAGAGATACTTGAAAGAAGAGGTAACTCGTCTTATCAAGGATCTCAAAATTAAATAAGGGGAAATAAGCATGTTTGATGCTATCAAACCATTACTTGAGAGTGGTCTTATCAATGAAGAAACTAGCCAAGCTATCAACGAGGCATGGGAATCTAAATTGAATGAAGCTCGTGAACAAGTACGTGCTGAATTACGTGAAGAATTCGCACAACGTTATGAACATGATAAAAATGTAATGGTAGAAGCCCTTGATAATATGGTAACAGAAAGCTTACAGGCTGAAATTGAAGAGTTTCAATCTGAGAAAAAAGCAATGAACGAAGACCGTGTTAAGGCTCAACAAAAATTGCGTGAAAACGCAAACAAGTTCAATAGTTTCATGGTAGAAAAACTATCAGAAGAAATTAAAGAACTACGTAACGAGCGCAAAGTACAATTGGAAAGTCAACAAAAGTTAGAGCAATTTATTGTTCAAGCTCTTGCGAAAGAAATTAAAGAATTCTCTCAAGACAAACAAGCGGTTGTAGAAGCAAAGGTTAAGTTAGTTGCTGAAGGTCGTAAACAGTTGGAAGCATTGAAGGCACGTTTTGTGTCTGAAAGTGGAAAGCGTGTTAACGAAGCTGTTGCTAGACATCTAAAGGGTGAATTAAGCCAATTGAAAGAAGATATTAAGACTGCTCGTGAAAACGATTTTGGTCGTAAAATTTTTGAATCTTTCGCAAGTGAATTCTCTGCAACTCATTTAAATGAGAAAGCAGAAACACGTAAGTTGTTTGCTCAACTTAAAGAGAAAGATGCACAATTAGCAGAATCTACTAAACAAATCACTGAGACTAAGAAATTAGTTGAAAGTAAAGAACGTGAAGTTCGTATTATTAAAGAATCTACAAGTCGTCAAAAGACTATGGATGAATTGCTAGGAACTCTAAATGAGGAAAAAGCAAGTGTAATGCGAGACTTACTAGAAAGTGTGCAAACACCAAAATTGCAAGCCGCTTTCGACAAGTATCTACCTGCAGTGCTAAACACGATTACTGAAAAGAAAGAGTACAAAAAGACTGTTCTATCAGAAAGCGCAAAAGCAGTTACTGGAGATAAAGCTACCGCAAAACAAGAAGTTGAAGAAACGCCACGTGATAACGTGATTGATCTAAGACGTTTGGCAGGTATTTAATTTAAGACATTGAATTTAGGAGAAAAATAATTATGTCACAAGTTCTATTAGAAGGTCGTTGGGACGAGACCAAAGAAGCCCTACTTGAAGGTCTTAAAGGTACTCGCCGTTCAACAATGAGTGTTATTTTAGAGAACACTAAGAAGTCACTATTAGCTGAGTCTTCAGCAGGTACAACTACTGCAGGTAACATTGCAACATTGAATCGTGTTATTCTACCAGTTATCCGTCGTGTAATGCCAACAGTTATCGCTAACGAGTTGGTAGGTGTTCAGCCAATGACAGGTCCAGTTGGTCAGATTCACACATTGCGTGTACGTTATGCAAACAACTTGAATGATACAAGTGCAGCATTGACTAGCGTAACAGCTGGTGAAGAGGCATTGTCACCATTCAAAATTGCACAAGCTTACTCTACGCAACCAAGTAGTAGCAATAGCTCAACTATCTATACTGGTAACAATACATCAGTACTAGAAGGCAATGGCGGTAAGCAAATCAGCGTTCAAATTCTACGTCAAGCTGTTGAAGCTAAGTCACGTAAGTTGCAAGCACGTTGGACATTCGAGGCTGCTCAAGATGCTCAATCACAACATGGTATTGACGTTGAAGCAGAAATCATGGCAGCTCTTGCACAAGAGATTACTGCTGAGATTGACCAAGAGATTCTTTTGAGCCTACACACATTGGCTACAACTGAGTATACATACAACCAAGCTACAGTATCTGGTACAGCTACTTTCGTTGGTGATGAGCATGCAGCTTTAGCAGTATTGATTAATCGTGTTGCTAACTTGATTGCTCAACGCACACGTCGTGGTGCAGGTAACTGGGCAGTTGTAAGTCCAGCAGCTTTGACAGTATTGCAATCAGCAACTACTTCAGCTTTTGCACGTACAACAGAAGGTACATTCGAAGCTCCAACAAATACAAAATTAGTTGGTACATTGAACGGTGCAATGCGTGTATTCGTTAATAGCTACGCAGCAGACACACAACCAGTATTGGTTGGATACAAAGGTTCAAGCGAGACAGATGCAGCAGCATTCTATTGCCCATATATTCCTTTGATGAGTTCTGGTGTTGTTCTAGATCCATCAACATTCGAGCCAGTAGTATCATTTATGACTCGTTATGGTTATATCGAGTTAACAAATACTGCATCATCATTTGGTAATGCAGCTGACTACTTGGGCGAGATTGCTATCGCTAACACATTATCATTCCAATAATAACGGAATAAAACTTACAACCCTCGGGATGGGAAGTTTACTTAAAAGGCTCTACGGAGCCTTTTTTGTTGGCTATAGTATCTACAAAATAAATAACTCAAAGGACTAACAATGAAAGGTGAATGGTGTTATTTTGGTAAACATTTCTCTGTAGAAATGTGTGAAAAAATTCTAGAATTAGGGTTAAAAATACCAAGCCAAGATGCTGCTATGGGATTAGCAGGTGTTAGTGAAGTAAAATCTAATGACTATAGACGTAGCAAAGTTAGATTTTTAGAATCATCAAATTCTGATTTTGATTTTTTATTTGATGATATATGGAAAATGGGAATACAAGCTAATCATGAATGGTTCAACTTTCACATTACGAATTTATCGTTCATTCAATTGGCTGAATACGATAGTTTATATAAGGGTGAATACAAAAGGCATCACGATGTTTTTTGGATTAATAACAGTATCTATCACAGAAAACTAACATGTGTTATACAATTAAGTGACCCTAATACATATAAAGGTGGAGATTTTGAAATATTCAATCAAAATCAAAAACCCAATAAAGCAGAAATCCGTGAGCAGGGTACAGTAATATTCATACCCTCATTTATAGAACATCAAGCAACACCAGTTACACATGGTACACGCTACAGTTTAGCAGTATGGTTTGAAGGTCCTAAATGGGTCTGACATATAAATTACATATATAATTCAAGGCTCAATGGAGCCTTTTTTGTTGGCTCTACACGATGCTATTATCGAAAAATGATAAATAATTAAATATAAAGATAATTCGGGGATATACATGTCATCAGATCCATTCAATGCGGTAGGCGGTTATACAGTAGGTATTCCACCTATACCTATAATTGACCAAAATGGAGCAATTACTGCCGCTTCTGCTAGTATAGGTAATATAAGTATTAGTGGTGATGCAATCGTGTACGGTAATGTACAAAGTTCTTTGTTTTTGGGTAGTTTTCATGGTAACATTACCGGTGCACTAGGTGTTCCGGGTGGTAACAACTATGTTATTTTTAATGAAAATGGTAATGCACAAGCTGATGCAGGATTTCAGTTTGACTCTACACAACAACTTCTCACGATAAGCGGAGACTTAGTAGCAAATTCTGTTACAATTGGTTCAGGTGCAAATGAATTTGTCACACAAAAGATTTTAAATGCAACAACCAATAGCAGAGTTGTTGATCAAGTACTGTATGCAATTGATTCAACAACAATTGCATCAGTAGATTTTACTGTTATAGCAACAGATGCTGATGGTGGATTTAGACAAACAACCAAATTATTTGGTAGCATATATGGAACGGATGTAGGATATTTTGAAACTGGTACTATTGACGTACCCATTACAAGTCCTGGGGTAGGTGATTTTAAAGTACAATATGATAGTGGTAAAGTAAATTTAACAGTTACACCACTAACCGCTAATACTGTTACTTATAAAATAATGATAACAAGCTATAAAGAATAAGGAAAATAAACTATGGCAATTAGAACGTTTAACTCGGTTGGTGGTTACTCAGTAGGTGAAACACCGGATACAATAATTTATGCTAACGGTGACATTATCACTGCAAATGCAGTACTCACTACAAATTTAGATGTAGGTACTTTACTTGCCGGTAATGGTAATATTACAGTTGGTAATGCAATTGCAGCAGGTAATGTGTTAACAGATAATTTATTACATGCAAACGGTGTACGTTGGGACTTTGCTACTGCTTCTGGATTATCTGGTTGGGTTCAATATTCAAATGGAACAGATTTAACTGCAAGTGGTAATCTTGTTTATATTGATGCAACGACTTTAAGTGGTACTTCAACATTAACTATTGGTAATACATCAAGTAATGCACAAGTGTTTATTGGTACTTCTACTAGTAATACAGCAATTAATAATGGTAATATTAATGCAACAGGTCATGTAGATGCAAAAGGTTATGTATATGCTAATGACAATTTAGTAGTAGGTTCTACTACTGGTGAAGGCGGTCAAGTTGTATTTGGTTTCGTGGGTGTCAATAACATTACTGGTCAAACAGACGGTACATGGAATCTTGATGTAGATTCATCAAACAATTTTAGATTATTTGCTCAGTATAGCGGTGGTGTTCCCGGTATTGTTCTTACAGCAGATGTTGGCAACGGTGATGTAACATTTGGTGCCAATGTATATACAGATGGGTCTGGTGATTTTGCAACTATCTATGATAGAAATTTAGAAAATAATGGTTATATTGTATTCACTGATGGCGACGGTCAATTAATTAATGATAGTACACTAACATATTTGAATGGTGTATTAGCTGCATCTAATGCAAATATAGGAAATTCTACAAACTATGTAAATATTTCTAATGGCAATGTAACAACAACTGGTAATATACAAGTAGGTACAGGTAGTAGCAATGTAATTATTACGGATACTGGTAATATTACTGCTACAGGTACAATTAAAGCTTCTAGTATTATATACACAGGTAATGTACAAGCACCTGGTTCAGATACACAGGTTGTATTCAATGATGCTGGTAACGTAAATGCTAGTTCTGGATTTACATTTGCTAAATCATCCAATACACTAACAGTTGGTGGCAATATTGTATCTAATGGTAATATTGTAACTACTGGATCTGGTGGCGATATTAGAATGACCGGTGGTAATATTACTGGTGCTAATAATGTAAGTGCTAATTCATTGTCATTGGCTAATGATGCTAACATCACTGGTAATGCTACCATCACTGGTAATGCTACCATCACTGGTAATTTGTATGTAGCTGGAACAACAACATATGTTAATAGTTCTACAATGGCAGTCGAAGATCCAATTATTCAATTGGGCGGTAATGCAAATAATGCAACATTGACAACTAATGATAGTATAGATCGTGGTTTATTGATGCATTATTATACAACTCATGCAGTCGATGCATTTATGGGTTGGGATAATTCAGGCAGTCAATTCATAGTTGCTAGTAATGTTACATATAACTCAACTGGTCAAACAGTATCAGTAAACACATATGGTAACTTAATTGCAGGCAATGCTAATTTAGGCAATTTAACTACATCAAATTACTTCCATGGTGTATTTGATTCAACTTCAAATATTCAGTCAAATATTGATACTTTGGGAACATTGACTGGTCTATCATCAACTGGTACGGTTAATTTTACTGCTGCGAGCAATGTAAGTTTAGGACCAGTAGCTAACGTACATATCACCGGTGGTGGTATGGGTTATGTATTGTCTACTGATGGTGCAGGTAATCTTTCTTGGACATCAAGTCCAGAGGTTACCGAAATTCAAAATGGTACTAGTAACGTAAGTATTCCAACAACATCCGGTAATATCAATTTAAGTTCTGGTGGAACTGCTAATGTTGTAGTAGTCACAAGTACTGGAGCAAATGTAAAAGGTACATTGAATGTAACCGGTAATACAACTATCGGTAATTTAACAAATGGTACTGGTAACTTGATTATAGGTTATACAACAGTACAATCTGCTACATTAACAACTACCGCTACGACAGCTGGTCAAACAATTGTTACAGTTGATGTAAATGGAACTAGTATTCGTGGCATTGAATTCTTTATTAAAGGCGAGAATGCCACTGATAGTAAATACAAGATAGCTACAGTTTCAGCAGTTCATGATGGGTCAGCCGTAGAATATACAGAAACAACAGTTGCAACTACAAATGGTTCACCCGGAACATTTGGTGTTACAATGTCAGGTACTGTAATATCATTGGTAGTTCAACCTCAAAGCAGTCATTCTACAGTATGGACAACACAGTATAGAACTATTTAAAACTGGGCCATAATAGAGAAAAATAATGGCAATTAAAAAGTTCAAGTCAGTAGCAGGTTTTGCGGTTGGAGAAGATGGACAATCATTTGATGTTATCGATAGCAATGCGAATGTTACTGCAAACACGTTACAGGTTAACGGCGATGCTATAGTCGCCGGTAACCTAAGCGTCAATGGAACTGTAGAATACGTAAACACAACAGTCACATACATTACCGACCCTATTATTGAACAGGGCGGTGGTGCTAATGGTGCTGTACTAACTTCCAACGATTCAAAAGATCGCGGTCAATTACTACATTATTTTGACCCAATTGCAAATGTAGCAGTTGACGCATTTGAAGGTTGGATACACGGTAACTTAGAATTTACATTTGCCAGTAATGCTAATGTAACTGACAATGTAGTTACTATTAATGATCTTGGTAACATAAGAGTTGGTAATGCTGAATTGGGTAATCTAGCAAATGCTAGTTATTTCAAAGGTGATGGTGGCTTACTAACAAATATTGCGGCTACTAGTGGTACTTCAACAACATTAAGTGCACCTGTTGGTAATTTGACAATTACAGGTGGCACAGACGGGCAGTTTTTACAAACAGATGGTACTGGTAATATTACATTTGCAAATGCACATGCAAATGTATCATCTAACATTACAAATGTAGTAGCAGGATCAGCAATTGGAGTAAGCATGGATTATACAGATCCTGTAAATTATCCTGCAGGTAAGTTTGTAATATATCAATTAGGCCCAGTTAGTTTAACAATGACTGACGTTTGGAAAGAAGCAGCCAGTGCAACTAAAGATTCATATTCTAATTATGTTGCAATACCTAGCGTAGTTAACACACAAAATGTTAATGTTACTTTTTCATTAGCAAATGCTAATTTTAGCATACAATCAACTGATTATATTAATATAGGTTATAGTAATGTTACTGGTGCCAATATTTTAGCATTAGGTATTACTGGAAATAGTGGAACATATACAATACCAAGTACATACTTGGTTGCAAATACAGAAGCAAATGGAACCAGTACTGTAACTGCCGCAGTTAGTGCTAGTTTGACTACGGATAGAGGAGTATATACTTCAAGTGGTACTACATTGACAGCAACTGCACCAGTACCGTATAGTGTTAATTCAATTACTGGAAGTTTCCCTAGCAGTAGTATACCATATTGGAATATAAATCAAAGTTTCAATTGGAGTGTATCAGTAACTGGAACAACTAGTTCAGGTAATCTAGTATTCAGCGGTGGTAGTATCGTAGGTACAAGTTTATCTAGTACTGGACAGACCAGTGGGACTAGTTCTAGTGTAGATAGCACAAGCAGTTACACATTAACTACAAGTGATTACTATGGTGCAGGATTACATGGTTATGGTAATAGAATTATACCCAGCACGGTAACTGGTACCGTAAGTGCTGCAACAAGATACTATCCATTGTTCTGGAAAATAACAACAAATAGTACAATCCCCACATTTACAACTACCGATAATCACAACACCAATACATATGCAACAGGTCAGGGTGCTACAACATCTACAACTAAAACAGATTATCTTTGGATAGCTATTCCAAATTATCCAAGCAACAGTTCAAGCCTAGCTACTCATACATTTAAGCACGTGTTTGGTGGATTTGACATTGTTGATGACCCAACTGGTCATACAGGAACACAGTCTATATCATCTGGTGGACAAAGTTATAACTATTCAATTTATGGTTTTTCTGGATTTACATTAGCATCTTTTATATTAACAACTTCATAATATGGTAGCCGCAACCCTCACCTTCCCCTCACAAACGTTGCTTAAAAACGTAGTGGATCCTGTTGACGGGACAGATGCCGCTACTAAAGAATATGTTGATAACGCACTTGCCGGTGGCGGTAGTAGTGTTGGTGCTGCCGGTAGTAACACACAAATTCAATACAATAACTCAGGTAAATTAGGCGCAAGCGCAAACCTAACATTTGATAGCTCACTTGAAGTTTTTACCGTTATTGGAAATATTGTTAGTAGTAATGCTAATTTGGGAAACGCTGCATCTGCAAATTTCTTTATTGGTGACGGTGGATTGCTTTCAAATGTAACTGCAGTGGGTGGTATGGCTGATTTTGCTGCCAATGCAGGAAATGCAAATTATGCAAATTATGCAGGTAATGTAGTCAATGCAAGTCAACCAAATATAACAACAGTTGGCAGTCTACTAAATTTAGAAGTTCTTGGTAATGTATTAATAGATGGAACAACTAACACAACCGGTACAGGAACAGGTGCACTAATAGTAGATGGCGGTGCAAGTGTAACCAAAGACTTGTATGTTGGTGGAAATTTATATACTACTACTGTTATTTCTCAGAATACTCAAATATTACAGATTACTGATCCTTTATTATATTTGACTGCAACTAATCCTTATCCATATAGTTACGAGATAGGGTTATATAGTCATTTTATAGGAGGACCCGGAAATCACTATCAACATACTGGTATTGTAAGAAATCATGTTGATGGTGATTGGTATCTATTCAGTAATATTCCCGAACCCTCAGGTGGATTAGTTGACTTAGGTAATTCAAATATTGTATATGATAATTTAAAATTAGGTGATGTGTTATCATCAGGTAACGCAAATATTGCAGGAAATCTAAAAACAGGTACAGGTACAGGTGGTTCAATAACTGGTGCTAACTTGGTTAGTGCCAATTACTTTTCTGGTACATTGGATAGTCTATCAAACAACCAACCAAATATTACTAACGTAGGAACACAGTTAAACTTTACAAGTGTAGGTAATGTAGATTTTACAGGAGCAAGTAATGTACTGTTAGGACCAGTTGGAAATGTATTTGTAACCGGTGGTATGTCAGGGCAATACCTACAAACAGATGGTACCGGTAATCTAAGTTGGTCTACCTTGGGTTCAGGTCCATTAGCCAATGGAACTAGTAATATAGTCATTGGTTATAGCGATAATGTTGCAGTTAGTGTGGCAGGAACAAGTAATGTATTGAACATAACAAGTACTGGTATCAATGTAAGTACAACAATCACTACTAGCAATATAACTACTAGCAACCTAAGTACTACTAATTTAAACGTTACAGGGAATACGCTAACATTAAATGGTGCCAATATTACAGTTTCTTATGGAAACGCAGGGATATATAATCTTGGAATCAGCAATGTAAATATAGGACTTTCAGCTAACGTAAACATTGGAAGTACCACAGGAAATACAACAGTTAGGGGTAATTTGGTAGCAAATAACATAACTACCAACTCCCTAGCATTATCAAGCATCACAAGCAACTCTTCCCCAATCCCAGTTACAACTAGTACCATAATCGACTCATTCCCCAAAAGTTTATACAGGTCAGCTAAATACATTATAACAGCTAAAAATGACGATGGTTATCAGGCTGAAGAAATATTATTATTGCATGATGATAGTATTAGTTTCATCACAGTTTATGGTAGTTTAAGTACTGCTTTTGATGATGCTGATATTATTACCGTGTCTAGTAATATAGTCAGTGGTAACGTTTGTCTTTATGCAACAGGGAGTAATTCAAATACAGAAGTAAACTTAATAAGCACTTATGTAACTGATTAAAATAAAAATAGCAATGGGGATTGTTTGGAACTATGGCTAATAAGTATTTTAACGTCAAGACCGGCCTAAGCACCGGTAATATAACGTTAGACGCCAGCACGAGCGATATAAATGCCAATAACTTAACGTTAACTGGTAATGTTTCTGCGGAAGATTTGAATCTATCCGGGAACCTAACGTCAAACCTTATCCCCAATTCTGATTTAATACTTAATCTAGGAAATCCTGCAGCTAGATTTAATAACGCCTATGTGAGAAGTGTTATTGCATCAAGTAATGTAAAGATTGGTTCACAGATATTATCTGCTAACACAGATGGCATAATATTTTCTGGAAATGTTTACGCAAACAATATAGCTGTATCAAGCACAGAACAAGCAGTATCTACTCAATCCGGTAGTATTACAACACCCGGTGGTGTAGGTATAGAGAAAGATTTGTATGTAGGTGGCGCAATACACCTAGCAAACAACAATGGTGGTACTACATCTAAAGTTTCATTGGCTTACAATGATTTGGTGTCAGGCCTAGAATTTAACTTTAATTAATGGATAATATATTATGTCATCACCCTCAACGATAGGCGCAAGATTAACAAACGACGGTACATTGTATGTAAACAGACCATCTCCTACAGATCAAACTTTGGATGATGGATTTGATGAAGTGACACAAGACAACATTAGTATTACTAAACTGAATGTATTTGCTAAAGAATTTGATGAAGTAACAATCAGTACAAATTTTGTGTCAGGTGGTTCATGGTCATTGAATGGAACAAATCAACGTGTTGAAGTGCAGGGTACAAGTGACTTTCAATTTGGTACACATGATTTTACAATTGAGGGCTGGTTCTATCTAACATCAACTGCATATACTAGACTTTGGTGTTTCCCAGACGGAGATAACTTAGAAGTTCAAAATGGTACTTTGTACTATTGGAACGGTGGTGCTAATATTGTAAATAGCGGTGCAAGTACGATTCCTCAAAATTATTGGTTTCACGTTGCTCTTGTAAAACACAATGGTGTAGCAACTGTATACGTAAATGGAGTCAGTAAAATTACTGATAACAATCCATTCAATTCTCAAAATTCAAGACCATTCAGTATTGGTGGAGAAATTGGTTCATTAGGGGCTGATGATAATCCTAGTACTGCTGGTTGGTTTGCAGGTTATATCACAAATGTAAGAATTATTAAAGGTACTGCGTTGTATACTGATGCATTCAGTACACCTTATGCACCTTTTAATAGTTTTGATGATACAGTATTATTACTCAATGTAGTAGATAATGCTCACTTATTAGACGACTCATCTGGAAAAAATCAGGTAGTCACTAACATCGGTTCTGTTACATATAGTACACAGACACCGCTCTCGACCGTTTACAATGGTGCGATGAAACAGTTAAAATCTGGAACATTGGAAGTTGGAAACGAATTTAATGAAATAACAGTATTAGCGTAAAAGTAATACGAAATAAACTTAGAAAACCTAAAGGAAATAAAAAATGGCAAAACTAAAAAGTTCTAGAGTTTACGGTAATCTCACAGTTGATGACATATTACTTGTAAGCACAGATGCAACGGTTACTGGTAACTTAACAGTACTAGGAACAACTACAACAGTTAATTCAACAACTGTTACAATCGAAGGTCCAATCGTTCAACAAGGTGCAGGCGCTAATGGTGCAACACTTACTAGTGATGACGGTAAAGATCGTGGTTTAGATTTATCTTACTACGCAGGTGGTGCACAACTTGAAGCGTTCATGGGATGGAATACTGCAAATAGCGAATTCGCATTCGGTGATAATGTAACAATTTCAGGTGATAAGGTAACATTCACTACATATGGAAATGTTCGTGCATTACACTATATCGGTGAAGGTGATAAATTAGGTAATGTCACTGGTGCTAATGTTACTGGTTGGGTAGCACAAGCAAATTATGCAAACTATGCAGGTACAGTTGTAAATGCAAGTCAAGGCAATATCACAAGCTTAGGTAACTTGACTAATTTACAAATTGGTAATGCAACAACTACAGGTAATGTAGTTATTGATACAAATGGTAATATTACTGCAACAGGTAGCATTATTGCTAATGGAGCACAATCAAATCTTATCATTGGTACTTCAGTAGCAAATAATAGTCAAGCAAATATTTATGGTAACTTGTACGTAAGTGGTACAATTAGTGGATCTATTAACGCTACTATTAGTGCTAAAGGTAATGATAAAGACATTCAATTTAATGACGGTGGTGATATTAGTGCTACCGATGGTTTCACATTTGATAAAACAACTAACACAGTAACAATTGGTGCTAACATCACTTTAAAAGGTGATACTGGTATTGCAAACATCAAAGGCAATATTAATTTAACTGGTACAAATCAAACAATTAGTGGTGCTAATGTTACATTGCAAGGTACAAATGAGTTAGATTTATTAGGTGATACATCAAATATTAAATTAAGTACAACTGGTATCAACTTAGCAACCTCAGGTGGTACTGCTAGTTTAGATGACAATGGTAATTTAACTGTATCAGGTACTGCTAACTTTGCAGGTGGTAACTTAGTAGCTGATAAAAATGGTAATGTAAACGCTGCAGGATATGGTAGCTTTGCTCAACTATATGACACTGGTCTAACTGCAAATTATATTGTATTCCCGGATAGTACTGGTAAATTAAAAGGTACTGCAGGATTTACAATTGCAAGTAATGTATTAAGTGCAAACAATTTTGCAACAACAGATGCAAATATTACGGGTAACGTAACACTTACTGGTCATACTGCTGGTAATTTATTGACTACTAATAACAATGGTAACATCATTGATTCAAACGTATCATTCAGTACAAATACATTAACAGTAACAAATGCAAATGTAACTGCTAACTTAAAAACTTCTAATTTACAAATTACTAATTTAAATAGTGGTAGTCCAGTAAGCGGTGGTATTTTAACTACTGACAACACAGGTAATGTAACAGAGTCAACAGACTTTACATATACTGCTAGCACATTTTTTACACCAAATGCTAATGTAAGTGGTCAAGTTACTGCTAGCAATGTTGCTGTAAATACAATTTCTCAAACACAAGTTGTATTCGCTGGTTCAGGTGGTTTGTTAGAAGGTGATGCAAATATCACTTATACAGTTGGAAATTCAACACTAAAAGTTAACAATATCAATTCAACTGGTATTGTTTATGGTAATGTTCTACAAACAAATCTAAGTGCAAATGTTGTACCAGTATTAGACAATAACGGTAATCTAACATCAGATGCCGGTTTAGCATATTATGTAGGTAACACAACATTAGTTGCAAATAACATTGTTGGTACAACAACAATCAAGTCAGCAAATATTTTTGATACTGACTTGGCATTGCACTCAGTTGTTATTGCAGGTACTAATGGTCAGTTGCTGGATGATACTGCAGGTGGATTTGCATATTATACAGGTAATGCGACATTAACTTCAAATAATGTTATTGTTTCAGCTAACCTTACATCAGGTAATGTTTATGCTAATACAGGTAATATAAGTGCAGGTAATATAATATCTGATAATTTGCTATATGCAAACGGTAATCCTTGGGACTTCGCTAAAGCAAATGGTAGTGCTACTGATATTCAATTCAAGTCAAGCACAGGTGATTTGCAAGGTAGTTCAAACTTCACATTTGATCCAGCTACATCTTTGTTGACTGTCACAGGTAATGCAAATGTAACAGGTAACTTATCAGCAAATAATGCAAATCTTACTACTGACTTACATGTAGGTGGTAATGCAAATATCATCGGTTACATGAAAGCAGGTGACACTACGATTACTGGTAACTTGGTTGTTACTGGTACTACAACAAGTGTTAACACAACTACTACACAACTAGAAGATCCATTGATTGATTTGGGTCTAGGTGCTAATGGTGCTGCATTAACCAATGACGATGGTAAAGATCGTGGTGCAATATTGCACACATATAACGGTGCAACAAGTACAAAAAATGATATCTTTATGGGTTGGAAAGACTCTGAAGGTTATTTTGTATTGGCACAAAATGTAACTGTAACCAATAGTGTAGTTGATTATGGATCGACAGATGCTGATAAACAAGCTAATCTTGCTGATCTACATTTAGGCAACATCTATGCATATAACGCTAACTTTGGTGGTGTTGTATTCTCAGAGGGTAACATTAATTTAGGTTTAGGTTCATACTTGAATGGTGACGTTCATGGTAACATTAGTGGTAACATTAAAGTAGCTGGTGCAAATGGTTCAATTCAATTTGCAAATAATGTAACTGCACACACAGTTACAGTAGGTGCGTCTGCTATTGTTAGCGGTACAAGTTATACAATTGTGTCACATGGTACAACTGACTTTACCTTAATTGGTTCTGCTAATAATAATGTAGGTACAACATTTACTGCTACTGGACCTGGTACTGGTACTGGTACTGCTAGCTATGTATCAACATACGGTGATTTGGCTAACGACGGTGCAAACTTAGAATATATTGCAGGTACATTGACTGTATCATACGCTGGTGCAGGTACTGTTGTTGCAGATTTGTTAACAGGTACATTGACTACAACTGCACAACCTAACATTTTAAGTGTTGGTACATTAACAAGTCTATCTACTAGTGGTAATATATCAATCGGTAATGCTACTCCAACAAATGGTTTGTTAACTGATAATCTATATTATTCAAACGGTACTCCATGGGACTTTATGACTGCTGCAGGTAGTACTGGTCAATTGCAATATCATGGTTCTGGTACAGACTTAGATGCAAGTGCAAATTTGACATACAATGATGGTACACAAACTTTAACAGTTGTTGGTAATATTGTTACTGGTACTGGATCAGGTGGCAACATCACAGGTGCAAATGAAATTCATGCTAACTATTTCTATGGTGATGGTAGTAATTTAGCTAACGTAAGTGCTGAATTTGTAGCAGCTGCCAACTTAACAGGTAGTACATTATCAAGTAATGTTACTGCATCTACTTTAACGAGTGTAGGTGATTTAACTAATTTAACGGTTGGTGCATCTTCTTCAAATACATATATCGATGGTTCAGGAAATATTACTACTTATGGTGATATTACAACAACAAATGGTAATATTGCTGTTACAATAGGTGATATAAATGTTACTACTGGAAATGTAAGTGCAAATAATATCACTTCAAATGCATTGACAAGTACAGGTATTGTTTATACTAATGTTTCTAACACATTAGTAACTGATGCAACTAACTTTAGTTATACTGCAGGTACAGGTACATTAAGTGTTGCAAATGCAAATGTGACAACTACGTTGACTGCAGGTAACATTGTTGATGCAGGACTAAACACTAATCAAATTGCATACACAACAGTAGGTAATGCAATTAGTGGTAGCGATTCATTTACGTATGATGGTACGTCATTAAACGTAGGTACAAATGTATCAGTAAATGGTACAACTGGTGCAATTGTTGCTGCAAATGTAACATCAAATAATTTAACAGCTACACAAGTAGTATATAGTGGTACTGGTGGTAAATTAACTAGCAATAGTGGATTTACATACGCAACAAACACTACAACTTTAACTGCTAACAACTTTGTTGCAACAAGTACTGCTAATTTAGGTGCAGTTGGTAATGTAACAATTACAGGTGGTAGTGATGGTCAATATTTGGTAGCTAATGGATTAAGCGGTGGTCTAAAGTGGGCAAGTGTTGATGCTGCAATGATCAGCAATGGTACAAGTAATGTAAATGTTACATCATTAAATGGCAACATTGATATGAATGTCAATGGTTCATTGATTGTAGAGGTATCAGGAACTGGTGCTAATGTAACAGGAGTTATTACTGCAACAGGTAATATTACTGGTGACAACATTATTTCTAATGGTGCAGTCATTGCTAATGGTACAGTAGATGCAACAGATGCGATTACTGGTACAATTAAAACTGCTGGTGGTATTTCTGCTCAAGGTAACATTTATACAGGAGACGCGGTAGGATTTGCGCATGGTGGTGGTAACACTGATAGTGCTGCATATATTAAATTTAACGCAAGTGCAAATAGTATAGACTTTATCTTCAATTAAGGAGATAGTCTGTGACTAAGATTGCGGCTAGATTAAGCAAGTCCGGCACATTCTACACTAGTGGAGACACTAGTGTAGTGTTTGACGAAATAACACAAACTAAACTGAGTGTTACACATACAGGTGTTTACTCAGGTGAACTTGATGAAGTTTCTGGAACAAATAACGGGCAAGCTATGCAACAACTAAAGACAGGTAGACTTATTATTTCAGGAGTTTTTGATGAGGTATCTGGAATATCATAAGTATATAATAAAAGAAAGTTACACCAGAAACCATGGCACGTTTACAATCAGGGACTAGAATATACGGTAATGCTATAATAGACACCAATGTGTCTATTAATGGCACTACTGTTGCCACTAGTAATACCACTGGTGCATTGGTCGTTGCGGGTGGTATAGGTGTTGCTGGAAATATATTTAGTACAGGTAACATCACTGGTTTAAATGCCAATTTGGGTAACTTAGTTATCGCAAATTATTTTACTGGTACTCTTACTACAGCTAGTCAACCCAATATTACCTCAATAGGTACACTAATTGGGTTAAATGTAAACGGAAATACAGTAATTACTGGTAACTTAACTGTTACTGGTAATACCACGTATGTTAATAGCAACATTACTCAAATCGAAGATAGGATTATCGAACTAGGTGGCGGAGCAAATGGTGCTACTCTTTTAGTAGATGATAATCTAGATAGAGGTATAAGTGTTCATTACTTCAAGTCTACAGCAAAAACTGCATTCTTTGGTTTAGCCAATGATACATTAGATTTTGAATATTATGTAGACGGGACTGAAACAAATGGAGTTTTTAGTGGTACTTATGGTAACATTAAGGGCTTAGTATTCATATCAACTGCAACAACTGGAACTGCACCTTTTGTAATTAATTCAACTACAGAAGTTCCAAATTTAACATCTCAGTTTGCAAATATTGCAAATTCTTCCAATACTGCTAATACAGTAATTGCAAGTTCACAGCCTAATATAAAAAGTGTTGGTACATTAACTTCACTGACTGTAAGTGGCATTACAACTTTAGGTCCAATTGGTAATGTTAAAATATATGGTGGTGCAGCTGATTATATATTAAAGACAGATGGTACTGGTAATTTATCTTGGGTAATGCCTTCATCTGGTGCAGGTACAGGAAATGCAAATGTAGGCGGTAGTGCTTCAGAAATTCAATATAATGATGGCACTAACTTAGCAGGTAGCGCAAACTTAACATTCAATGCAACTACAAAAACACTAACAGTAGATAATATTGTTTCTAATGGTGTTGGGTTAACAAATTTAACAGGTGCAAATGTTACAGGTTATGTGCCAAATGCTAATGTGGCAAACACAGCGTATAGTGTTTCAGGTGGTAATGTCAGTGGGCAAGTTGCTAACGCATTAGTAGCAGGAACAGTATACTCGTCTAGTCAACCAAACATAACAAGCGTAGGTACATTAACTAGTTTAGATGTTACTGCAAATATTACATCAGGTAATGCAAACTTAGGTAATATAGCAACTGCAAACTTTTTTACAGGTAATGCATATTTATTAACATCAATTACCGGTGCAAATGTTACAGGATTTGTACCAAACGCTAATGTAGCAAATACTGCTTATAGTGTTTCAGGTAGCAATGTTTCAGGACAAGTGGCCAATGCATTAGTAGCAGGTACTGTTTATGCAAGTGCACAATCAAATATTACAAGTGTTGGTACATTAAGTTCATTAACAGTAAGTGGTTTATTAACTGCAACTGGTACAGGCATCAAAGTTGCAAATATAGAAGACAGTACAGGCACTATTGCAATTACTACCAAATATAATGGTGTTGCTGGTGATGTAGGTATTACTGGTAACTTAACTGTAGGTACCAGTGGCACAGGAAATGTAACTGCTAATTATTTCATTGGTGATGGTAGTAAATTAGCAAACATTAATACTTCTAGTATATTGTCAGGTGTAGCTACATTTGTCACAAGTAATATTACTAATGTAGTAGCAGGATCAACAGTTGCGGTAGTTGCTGATTATAGCAATACAACTTATCCCGGCGGTGTATTTACAATCACTCAATTGGGTCCTGTTAGTGTAACTATGACTGATGTTTGGAAAGAAGCTGATAGTGCAACTAAAAATGCGTATGCTAATTACTTAGCCTCAACAATAAACACTCAAAATGTTAATGTAACATTTAGTTTGGCAAATGCTACCTTTAGTGTGCAGAGTAGTGATTATATTCTTATTGGATCTGCTAATATCACTGGTACAAACTTAACTGGTTTAGGTATTACTGGTACAGGTGGAACATATACTATACCTAGTAGTTATATTGGAAGCGTAGTAGAAACTGCAACAACTAGTACAGTAAGTGCACACTTAACTACAAATAGAGGAACATATAACGCTACTGGTACAACATTGACTGCAACACAACCAGTAGCATTTACAGTTAATTCAATTACAGGTAGCTTCCCAAGTAGTACTGTTCCATATTTTAGTTTAAATCAAAGCTTTAACTGGAGCGTCAATGTAACTGGTACAGTAGCTAGCGGTAACTTAACATATAGTGGTGGAAGTATAAGCACTACTAGTTTATCTAGTTCAGGTGCTACTAGTGGAACAAGTACTAGTATTGATAGTACAAGTAGTTATACATTAACTACAAGTGATTATTTTGGTGCAGGATTGTATGGTTATGGTAGTAGAACTATTCCTGCTACTGTAACAGGAACTGTTAGCGCTGCCACTAAATACTATCCACTTTTTTATAAAATAAATACTAGTAGTAGTAACCCAAATTTTACAACAAGTGATACATATTTGACACATAATTACGTAACCGGTGATGCAGCAACAACAGGATCAAGTACAAATCAGTATTTGTGGATTGCTATTCCTGGCTCAAGTAGCCATACATTCGCTTATACATTTTTAGGTAGTCAAGTTGGACAACTTCCAGCTCAAACTTACACAGGACAAACAATTTCTGGATATACCTATAATGTATACGGATTTACAAATTTTTCAGTCGCAACTGCGATTTATACGGTAACATAAAATGGCTTTAGTATTCCCCGCACCAGCCCAGATTAAGAACTTATTAGACCCTACGGCTAGTACGGATGCGGCTACCAAAAGCTATGTTGATAATGTAACTTCTGGAAGTGCAAGTGCAAACTTTACTGCTAACAATGTAACTGCAAACTCAATCACAATTAACTCAAATATCATAGCTAATACTGCTACTATTTCTAATTTGGGTAATGTTGTTGTTGCAAATTATTTTACTGGTAGTGGTAATAATTTAAGTAATATTCAGGCTTCAAATATTACAGGTACAGTAGCAAATGCAAATTACGCTGCATATGCAGGTAATATAACAATTTCAAGTCAGCCAAACATTACAAGTGTTGGTACATTGATTACTTTGGGTGTAAGTGGTGACACAACATTAAATGGTAATTTAACTGTAGCCGGTACTACGACTTATGTTAACACAACCGTAACTTCTATAGAAGATCCTGTCATTGAATTAGGCGGAGGTCCTAGTAGCGCACCTCTAACAACAAATGATGGTATGGATCGTGGTACATTATTACATTACTACACAACTACCCCTGTTAGTGCATTCATGGGTTGGCAAAATTCAAATAGTGAATTTGTATTTTCTAGCAATGCAACAATATTAAACAATGTCATTAGTGTTAATGATTTGGGTAATATCAGATCAGGTAATGCTAATTTAGGTAATGCAGTTGTTGCTAATTATTTTGTAGGTGATGGAAGCTTATTAACAAACATATATGCAATCAATGCTAACTTTGCTAACTATGCAGGTAATGTAACTGTAGCAAGTCAACCAAACATCACATCAGTTGGTACATTAACAAAATTAGATGTAACAGGTAACATTACATCAGGTAATGCTAACTTAGGCAATGCAGTTAAGGCAAACTATTTTGTAGGAAATGCATATTATTTAACAGGTGTCATTGGTAATGCTGCAAATGCTAACTTTGCTAATTACGCAGGTAACGTAACACTAGCAAGTCAACCAAACATCACATCAGTTGGAACACTATCAGGTTTAACTGCAACTAGTGTTGTGGATTTTACTAGTGCAAGTAATGTAAGTTTAGGTAGTAATGCAAATGTTCATCTAACCGGTGGATCAAGCGGTCAGTATTTGCAAACTGATGGTACAGGAAATTTGTCATGGTCTAGTGTAGTAGTAACTACATCTAAAATATCCAATGTAAATAGCAATGTAAGTATTCCAATTGCCAACGGTAACGTAACAATCAGTTCAAATGGTAATGCAAATATTGTAGTAGTAACTGATACAGGTGTCAATGTTGCAGGTTATTTAACTGCAACAGCTAATGTAACTGCAAATTACTTCATAGGTAATGGTAGTCAGTTAACAGGTATAATTGCAGATAGTGCTAATTTTGCTAATTACGCAGGTAACGTTACTGTAGCAAGTCAGCCCAATATTACAAGTGTTGGTACATTAACTAGTTTGAAAGTAGGAAATGCTACAGCCAATACAACTTTTGGTAACGGTACAGTAACTGCAATCACAGTAACTGGTAACTTTATAGGTGATGGTAGTAATCTAAGTGCATTGAATGGTGCTAATGTAACTGGATTTGTTCCCAATGCAAACGTTGCAAATACTGCATTATCTGTATCAGGGTCAGACGTTGTAGGACAAGTACAAAATGCGATTGTAGCAGGCACGGTCTATACTGCAAGTCAACCAAATATTAAGAGTGTTGGTACATTAACTAGTTTTTCTAGTAACGGGACAATTAACTTCACAAATGCAACCAATGTAAGTTTGGGTCCAGTCGGTAACTTACATGTAACAGGTGGATCAAGTGGTCAGTATCTACAAACTGATGGTACGGGAAATTTAACTTGGGCATCATTTGTAGTAACTACTACTTCTATTATATCTAATGTAAACAGTAATGTAAGTATTCCAGTTGCTAATGGTAATGTTACTATCAGTTCAAATGGCAATGCAAATATATTTACAGTAACAGGTACTGGTGCAAATGTTGCTGGATACTTAGATGTATCTGGAAATATTACTGCAAGCTCTGTTATTAATGTTTCTAATTCTACACAAGCAACTGGTACTGGTACTGGAGCATTGATTGTTCAAGGTGGTGCAAGTATCACTAAAGATTTGTATGTAGGTGGAAACTTATATGTACCTAATCTAATATCAACAAGTAGCACTACATTAACTGTAGAAGATCCTTTGTTGTATTTGTCTGCTAGTACACCGTATCCTTATAGTTATGATATTGGATTTTACAGTCACTTTGCTACATCAACTGGGGCTAGCGGTAGTAATGGATACCAACACACTGGTTTTATTAGAAATCATTCAGACAATTCATGGTATTTGTTCAGTAACTGTGCAGTAGAACCAACAGGCGGAACAGTTTATTTAGCAGATCCAAATTTAAAACTTGATGATGTTAATGTTGGTAATATATCAGCGGCTAACATAACTGCTGGTAATGCGAATTTAGGTAATGCAGTAACTGCAAACTACTTTATCGGTAGTGGTAATAATTTAAGTAACATCAGAGGTGGCAATGTAAATGGACAAGTAAGTAATGCACTAGTAGCAGGTACTGTCTATACAGCAAGTCAACCCAACATTACATCAGTCGGTACACTTACGAGTTTAGTAGTAACAGGTAACATTACATCAGGTAATGCAAATCTAGGTAACGCTGTAAATGCGAATTACTTCATTGGTAGTGGCAATAACTTAAGTAATATTCAAGGTGGTAATGTAAGTGGACAAGTGGGTAATGCATTAGTAGCAGGTACTGTCTATACAGCAAGTCAACCAAATATCACATCAGTAGGTACATTAAGTTCATTGACTGTAAGTGGATTACTAACTGCTACTAGTACAGGGATTAAAGTTGCCAACATTGAAGATAGTACTGGTACTATTGCTATTACTACAAAATACAGTGGAGTTGCAGGTGATGTAGGTATTACTGGTAACTTGTCAGTAGGTACAAGTGGAACTGGAAATGTAACTGCAAATTATTTCTTTGGTAATGGTTATTATTTAACAGGCATTACAACAACAGGATTTGCTAATTTTGCTAACTATGCAGGAAATGTAACAGTAGCAAGTCAACCAAACATAACAAGTCTAGGTACACTAACTAGCTTAGTGGTATCAGGTAATATCACATCAGGTAATGCTAATTTAGGTAATGCAGTAAATGCAAATTATATATCTATAGCAAACAATGCAAATATAAGTGGTATTGCTAATATAACAGGAAATGTTATTGCTGGTAATGCTAATTTGGGTAACGCGGCAACTGCAAACTACTTCATTGGTAGCGGTAACAATTTAAGCAATATTCAAGGTGCAAATGTATCGGGTGTTGTAGCTAATGCTACATATGCAGTTAGTGCATCAAGTGCAGTTACTGCTAGTACAGTAACGGCTTCGGCACAAGGTAATATCACAAGTGTTGGTACATTAACTAGTTTAGCGGTAACAGGTAACATTACTTCAGGTAATGCTAACTTAGGTAACGCAGTAAATGCTAATTACTTTATTGGTAACGGTAGTCAATTAACAAGTGTAATTGCAACCAGTGCTAATTATGCAAATTATGCAGGTAACGTAACAGTAGCAAGTCAACCAAACATTACATCAGTTGGTACATTAACTAGTTTAGCAGTAACAGGTAACATTACTTCGGGTAATGCTAACTTAGGTAACGCAGTAAATGCTAATTACTTTATTGGTAATGGTGCATTATTAACAGGTATAACAACATCAACTTCTATTACAAATGGTACTAGTAACGTAGTTGTTTCTGCTAGTAGCAACATATCAATGTCTGTTAGTGGTACATCTAATGTAGTTGTGGTTACATCTACAGGTGCAAATATAACAGGCTATGCAAACGTATCTGGCAATGTAACTGCCGGTAACGCTAATCTGGGTAATGCAGTATCTGCAAACTATTTTGTAGGTAACGGTAGTTTGTTAACTGGAATGGCTGCGCCCAATGCAATATATAATGGTACAAGTAATGTATATGTAGTTAATAACGGGAACGCAGTTGCAAATATAGCCGGCAATAACACACTCATAATAACAAGCACAGGTGTTAATGTAGCTGGTTATGCAAATATAACTGGAAATGTTATTGCTGGTAACGCTAATTTAGGTAACGCAGTAAATGCAAATTACTTTATTGGTAATGGTAGCTTATTGACTGGTGTAGGTTCTCCAAATGCAATCTATAATGGTACAAGCAATGTATATGTAGTTAATAACGGGAACGCAGTTGCAAATATAGGTGGTAATAATACATTAGTCATAACAAGTACAGGTGCAAATGTAACAGGTTATGCAACGGTGTCAGGTAATATTACTGCTGGCAACGCTAATTTAGGTAACGCAGTAACCGCAAACTACTTTGTTGGTAATGGAGCTTTTATAACTGGAATTGGTGCTCCTAATGCAATCTATTATGGTACTAGCAATATCTACGTTATTAATAATGGTAATGCAGTTGCGAACATAGCCGGTAACAATACATTAGTGATAACAAGCACAGGTGTCAATGTAGCTGGTTACGCAAATGTATCTGGTAACATAACTGCAGGTAATGCTAATTTAGGTAACGCAGTAACAGCTAACTACTTTGTTGGTAACGGTGCATTCATCACGGGTATAGGTGCACCAAATGCAATTTATAACGGCACTAGTAACATCTATGTCATCAATAATGGCAATGCAGTTGCTAATATTGGTGGCAATAATACAATGGTTCTTACTACGCTTGGTGCTAATATATCAGGTTATGCTAATGTTACTGGCAACGTAAGTGCTAATTTCTTTATTGGTAATGGTAGTTTACTATCTGGTATTAGTACATCTACATCATTGGTTAATGGTAATAGTAATATTGTAGTAGATTCAAACTCGTTTATTCAGTTTAGTGCAAATGGTGTATCAAATGTACTGACACTAAGTGGTACATTTGCAAATGTATTAACTAATTTGAATGTCGGTGGTGTAAGTAATTTAGGAAACATTGGTAACGTAAAGATTACAGGCGGTAGTGCAAATTATGTAATGATTACAAATGGTGCAGGTGGTTTAACATGGGGTCCTGCATCAGCTATCTATTCAGATACATTTACTGGTACAGGTGCTCAAACAACATTTGGTCCATTAAGTGTGACACCAACTGCACTTAATCAAACTATTGTTAACTATAATGGTGTAATACAGTTACGTAGTGCATATTCACTAAGTGGTGCTAATATTGTATTCACTTCTCCTCCTGCATATGGTGCATTAATTGAAGTTACAACAGTTGGTGTAACTGCGGTTGTAGGTACTACTGGTGGTTCAGGTCCAACAAGTTATGTGCAAAATGGTAATAGTAATGTAGTTGTTAACACAAATTCTTCTGTTGTAATTTCTACGAACGGTGTGTATGATATTGTAAGTTTCTTAGATACTGGTTCATATTTTAACACCGCAGTTACATTCAATAGTACTACAAATCTTGGTCCACCTAGTAATATTACTATCAGTGGTGGTTCTGCAGGATACGTATTAAGCACAGATGGTACTGGTAATTTAAGTTGGGTAGCACAAAGTGGGGGTTCAGGTGGAGGCGGTGGTAGTGGAACTGGCTACAGTTTAGCCAATGGTACAAGTAATTTGTTCATAACAAATAATTCTACTATTAATATGTCTGCAAATGGAGTTGCAAACATAGTAAGTTTCTTGGACACTGGTTCATTCATTAATTCTTCAATAACATTGACAAGTGTTACTAATTTGGGACAAGTTGGTAATGTTAAAATTCAAGGTGGTACTAGTGGGTACTACTTGCAGACTGATGGAGCAGGTAATTTAAGTTGGAGTGCAGTTACTGCTACAGGTTACAATATAAGCAATGGAAATAGTAATGTTACAGTAACTGGTAATTCTGCGGTCAACATATCTGCAAATGGTGTAGCTAATGTTGTAAGCATTTTAGATACTGCATCTTATGTTAATAGTAACATAACAATGACAAAAGTTACTACTTTGGGTAGTAATGCAAATGTTAAAATTACCGGTGGTACCAATGGACAGTTCTTAAGTACTGATGGTACAGGTAATTTAAGTTGGACAACAGGTGGAAGCGGAGGTTCATCTGCATCATTGTATTCAGACGTATTCACAGGTACTGGATTACAAACAACATTTGGACCATTAAGTGTAACACCAACAACAGTCAATCAAACATGGATTAATTATAACGGGGTACTACAATTGCGAAGCTCTTATTCATTGAGTGGCGCCAATATTGTATTCAGTTCACCACCTGCATATGGAGCTTCAATTGAGATTACTACCATATCAGCAGGATCAGTAAATGTAACAACATCACAGACAGCTAGGGCTATGGTGATGGGATTAATATTCGGAGGATAAAATGTCGGCACCAAATTTATTAGTAACAGCAAACTGTTACGGGAACACAACATTAGCAAGTTTAACAACTGTTACTGCTAACGTACTTACAAATACATCAAGTAGTAATTCAGTAATAAAACTCAATACAGTTGTATTGGCAAACTATAGCGGTAGTGCAGTTACTGCAAACGTATTGATGAATCGCAGTAGTACTGCATACTATATAGGTGGCACAGTTTCTATACCAGCTAACTCAACATTGGTTTTGTTAGCAAAAGATACTGTCACATATATGATTGAGGGTGATGTATTACAAGCAAATGTATCAGCAAATACAGCAGTAAGTTTAATGTGTTCATATGAAACATTGAGTTGATAAAATGCGCACACACAGGAATTCTGGTGTCATTGGTAAAGTTGTAAGTTCTACTACACCATCAGTTGCATCACTTGATGAACGAAGAGTTGCATCTCCTTTTATTATAGCTACAGGAGGTACGATCTCTTGTGCTAGTTGTTACCGTTACCATACATTTACAGCAAATGGAACTTTTGCTGTAACCGGAGGTGGATCAGAAACAGTATGCTATGTTGTAGTGGGTGGCGGTGGAGCAGGTGGAGCAGGTGGACGTTCAGGTTGTTTTTTCTTTACAGGTGGTCAAGGTGGCTCAGGTGGTGTTGTTGCAGCATCAAATGTAACCTTAGCCAGTTCTTGTCTTCCGGTAGTAGTTGGTTCTGGTAATACTACACCCGGCTCAAATGGTTCAAACTCTACATTTAATGGAAAAATAGCATACGGTGGAGGTGCAGGATCTACATGGAATGGTGGCTCAGTTTTACCTGGTCAAAATGGTGGCTCAGGTGGCGCTGCTGGACACGCGGATAATTATGGTTGTGGTTCACAACATTATGTCTATAGTAGCCCTGGCTCAGCTATACAACCTTCAAGTGCTTCAGGTGGTTACGGTGGTAACGGTAGTTCTTGTTCTGGCAATGGTGGTAAAGCTAACTATACTTGGGTTAATGGAGTAGTTTACGGCGGAAGCAGTGGTTATGGAGCAGCCGGCGCCTCAGGAGTAGTTATTATCAGATATAAGTATTCTAAATTAGTTTAATTATTCTTTAGATGAATTGATAATAGCAGTAGAAGTTTCACGATCTATAGTCATGTAACCCTCACAACTAAAGTTCCAATCGTCATTGCCCATACCATCACCGGTAGTTTCATCATATGTTGGTACATTGACTTTGAAGTGCTTAAACAAATATTCTTTGCCATTTTCAAATACACGCCAAACATGATCCTTAGTTCCTCGCCCCGGTTGGCCTCTAGTTTTATTAAAGCGAATGTGATATTTGTTCATATGATTTCCGGTTGATTGTTGTTAACAACATTATTTGTTACACCTAAATTTGCTGGATCGATCATATCTACATTAAGTGTAAAGTGAATAAGTCTTATAGGACTTTTGCTATGATTTCGTCCAATACTATGGGGAGTCCATGCATTAATTAAAAACATGTCTCCGGGATTTGGTACAAAATTAACTGCATCACTAGCATAAGTTGCATTTGTTATATTGGCTTCTGGTAAATTGATTTGCTTTTTGCTAGGTCTAGGATCGTGAAACACGACTCTAGAGGAATCTTTTGGTACATCTAAAAAATAAAACCCTACAAGTTGTGCACCAAATCCATGTATATGTTCTTCATGTGCACTATGTTGAAAATGTTCCTGTACCCACATGCTACTAAAATATACTCTTTTATTGTTCATATCATAGCCTTGATCACGTAACGTATTGAATGAAATATCAGCAATATATTGTGCTAGTAGTCCAATTTCCGGCTCTGTTGAAATATCATGTGTTTGATATAAGGGAAAAATGGGATTCATTTTAGGGTTTTCTTTTTTGAATTTAGTCAATGCTTTGTTTGCGCATTTTCTAGCATCATTTAAAAAACTTGGCATTTCTATTTTATATACAGATGTTACAAAGTAATCAAATCTATTTCCAACTAATTCAATAGGATCAGGGGTATTACTAGATTCAACTATTTCTGGGGTATTGTCTACAATTACAGGATTTTTTGTGGATTTTTTCATATATCTATTTATTTTGACCTACTGTGCCCAAAAAAAGATAAATATGTGTATAGTTACTATTTAAATATGAAATCAAGAATTAATAACGGTATTATTGGTGTCACCATTAGTTCGATAAATCCGGGCGGTGTTTATAGTGAAGATACTCAATACCTAGCAGAATTATCAGGAACATGGCCTAATGTTGCATCAGTTGCAACACCTACCATAGTTTCTATTGTATATGCAAATTCAACAACATCTGCAAACCCTGCAGGCGGTGAAACTATAACATTAAATGGATATAACTTTTTAAGTACTAGCACAATAACGGTAAATGGTGTAAGTGTAACAAAAACTTATGTAAGTGCAAATCAACTGACATTTGTAACAAATTCAATGGTTAGTGAAGGTAATTATGTATTGGTTGTAAACAACCCCTCTACGTCATTATCAACAACATCTACAATCTCATTTACCAAACCACCAATCTTTACAACACCTGCAGGAAGCTTAGGTACATTCACACCCGGGGCAACAGTATCAATTCCCATTAGTGTGTATGTTAGTCCAACAGAAACAGCAACAGTTACATTTGCATCCGGTACATTACCGAGTGGTATGTCATTTAATACCTATACCAATCTTATAACAGGAACCGCGCCCATATTAACATCTGTTACTTCACCCGTGGTATATACCTTTGCATTGACAGTAACCAACACTTATAACCAAACTACAACGCAAACATTTACTATATCTATAATAGCTGCTTATCAGCCAGCGGCTCCTTCAGGTGGTACTCCATCTAGTGACAGTAATTATAACTATATGACTTTTACTAGTAGTGGAACACTTAGTATAACGCAATCATATATAGGCGTAAAATTTAATTACATACTTATAGGTCAGGGTGGTTCAGGTGGCGGAGGAGCATGTTGTTATCATAACGATTTTGCTGGTGGAGGTGGTGCTGGTGGAGTAGTAGTAAGATCATGTCAAACGTTAACAGGTAGTTATACCGTTACAATATCTGGTAACACAACTGCATTTGGATTAACTGCATTGCAAGGTGGTCAAGGTGGCTCTGCAGGTAGTCCAGGTGGTTCAGGTGGTTCAGGTGGCGGTGGCGGTGGATACACTAGTGGTACTGCCTCGGGTGGTTGTGCTTTGCAACCAAGCAGCTCTTCAGGTGGATATGGTGCCTCAGGTGGATATGGTGGAGGTGGTGCTGGTGGTGGCGCCAGCTATACTTGGATAGATGGTAAAGTATATGCTCAGGGTGGTGCTGGTGGGGGTAGAGGAGGTGTTGCAACCACTCCCAGTGGTTACGGTTCAGGTGGCGGAGGCGGAAGAAGTGGCAATGGTTATGCAGGCGCCGCAGGAAATCCAGGTGCATTGATTTTAGCTTGGCCATTGACAACTGGCGTTTCGACACCAAGCTCTGGCACTATCATTTGGATTAACCCAACCAATAACTCAAGCTTCACTTATTATCAATATTTTGCAATCACTAATGTACAATTGAATGCGTATACTTATTATGGTGATACTCAGACATATACTGCAAGTGGATTACCTACGGGATTATCATTGTCATCCTCTGGGTTATTATCCGGTACTCCTACGGCGTCGGGGACGTATACAACTACATTTACTGTTACATCAAGTTATAATAGTGTAGCAAGTTCTATTACAGTTACATATACAATAATTGCAGAATTTGTATGGGTAACCCCAACTAGTGGCTCTACTATATCAAACTTTGCACAGGCTGTATCTACAAACACATACACATTATCTGGTACTCCTGCTCAATTAGGTGACGCCACATACACTTATAGTTCTAGTAATTTACCTGCAGGACTAAGTATTTCTGGTAATCAAATTGTAGGTACACCAACAAATCACGGGACAACAAATAATGTAGTAATAACTGCTACATCAACTCTTACATCAGGTACAACTAGTGTTACTTTTAATATGGCAGTTGCTAATTCCCCAGTCGTTAGTGCAACGGGTGGGTGTGTATCTACGTGCGGAAATTACAAAATTCATACATTTACTTCGGGTGGAACTTTCTCTGTAGGGCTTGGTGGTACAGTTCAATATGTGCTTGTTGGTGGAGGTGGCAATGGAGCCGGCGGATCAGGAAACGGTAACTGTAATGGTGGCGGAGGTGGAGCCGGCGGATACCTTGCAGGATGTTTTACTGTAAATTGTAGTCAAACATATACTATTGGAATTGGTGCAGGTGGTGGAGCTGGTGGATCAAACACTACTGCTTTTTGTTTAACCGCGTATGGCGGTGGTGCAGGTGGTGGTACAGCCGGCAATGGCGCCAGTGGTGGAGGAGGTGGCTCCGGATACACTGGACATGGCGGTGGCCTAGCTATATATGGATCCCAAGGACATAA